CTCGTGGACGAGAACCAACTTCTTCATCGGGTCGGACAGACCCCCGAAGAACTCCGGGTCGCAGCTGAGCGTATACCGCCCATTCGGGGACAATGTAACCGCACATGTCCCCATGCCAGGGACATAGATTTTGTCGCAGCCGTTGATCACAACGGCCCAGTAAGAATTGCCGCCTCGTGGAGAAACCAGATATACGAAGCTCTGGCTGAGTGCATTATTGATGTTGTTGGTGTCTTGCATTGTTCTCTCCTCGTGAGGGTGTTACACCCTCGGTAACCTATGCTTGTGGTAGTTTGCGTGCGGAGCCCACATGACTCGCGTCATCGATCAGTACAGTGATCCGTCCTTCGGCTACTTGGTGCGTCAGGTTTCCCTGATGCCCTCGATCGAGCCCTTCATTAAGAGCGCGTCGATTGAAGCCGGAGATACGGACACTCTCCCTGATACCGCTTTTGCGTGGCCTTCTCAGCGCAAGTTTCCGATCCATACGTCGGAACAGGCGGCGTTGAGCTATGCGTACAGCAAGCTCGCCTCGGCTCTTCCGGCCGAAGTGACTTCCAACCTCAAGGCCGCGCTTGAGGTCTATGAGATCCCCCTTTCTGCGTTTGACACGCACGAAGTGAAACAAGCGTCGTTGTCGGCAGACGACTATCTTCTGCCCGACCTTCGTCTCTTTCCCGTTACGTCAGCGGGCGAGGTCAAGTACGCCCAAGAGCGCGTACTGGAGCAGATGAGCAAGCTCGACATGCCCCACCGGGCGATGGTGTGCAGCAATCTCGTCAAGAAGGCAGATCACTACAAAGTCGAACTGCACCCTGAAGTGCTGAAGTTGGCCGGCTTCGTCGTGTCCAGCACGCGACAGATTCAAGACTGGCTCGAGGCGCGTGCAACCGCACTGCCTGAGTCGGAGCATCTCTACAAGGTCGCGTATGAAAAGCTGGCTCACGAGCTTAAGCATCATCAGAAGAGTCCGCGGATCGTCCTGGACTGCTTAAGCTGGCCTCGGTCATCGCTGAGCTGGATGAGCGTAGCGGCCTTGACCGCCACTACGATCGTAAGATCCCTGACCCCTTGAAGACCGTGTTCAACACGTCGAAGCTGGCGGAAGACACGATTGATCTGGCAGGGACGCGTGTGTCGCTCAAGAAGCTCGCAGGTCTTCCTGCGTCTTTCTGGGAAGACCTCGGCGGTCGCGAGCTCAGCGACGAACTGTGCCCAGGAGGCCGAGTCGACGTGTCAAAGCTGGCGATGATTGTCGACACGCTTCCGCTGGACCTCAAGGTCGCCCTCAAGGGCCAGCTCCGTGCCTGAGTACGCCAAACTGCGTGAAGGCCTCGTCCGTATGGAGGCGCTGCCTTCAGACAAGGCGCGCGCACTCCTCATGGATGTGGAAACTCCCGCGGCCATTTTGTACCCCGCAGCACGGGCTTTTTACGGCCCGATGATGGCGGCGTACGAGCCAGACACGCTGTGGTCGACGCTGGACATGCCGGAAGGCAACCGTGACAAGCTCATGGCGGCCATGGCGTTACAGACGTACCCGTCGTTCTACTGGGACTTCCGAGTATTCGGCCACACGTGCCTAGCCTTCGCCGACCAGGCGGTACACACGGAACTGACGCCGCAACCACTGCCCGAGCACATCGTTGCCGGGGTGTACGAGGCGCAGCTCCTGTTTCAGATAGACACGGACGCCCAGCCTGAGTTCGATGACGACGTAGCAGCTTACGTCGCTGCCTGTCTCGCACACGAAGGCCTTGTGTACGCACCGCCTCTTCTCGACTTCGCAGAAGAGCACTTGTCGAAACTGATCTCGCCAGAGGGTCGCGAACTGGCTGTGGAAGTAAAAAAGATGGCAGGCGAAGAGCACCCCAAGGCCGACATGGAGTCGGCGCTTGGAGTGCAACTCGCCCGCTATCTTCAGCTAGGCGCGTACCTTGAGGCACGCACTAAGCGGATCCGTCAGTTCACTTGATCGGGTCGCGTGAAGAGCTCTGCCCCTTCAAGCCGCGCTCGAAGTTGTCATGGGCGCTGTTGATGCGCTCATTGATCTCCTCCCAGAGCGGTGACCCCTGCAGGTTCACGGTCAGCTTGGTCATGTACGCGACGTTCTCCTTCGTCGTACCCCCCGTGCCGTCTTTCGCCGCAGCACCCAGCTGCTGATAGAAGGCCTGGGCCAACTCCTCGGGCATGTCGTGCCAGAAGAGTACAAGCTGATCGGTGATGTCTTCAGGTGCGGGCTTGTCGTTGAAGATGGTCAGGGCCACCGTCTCGACCAGCCGCGGGAAGTCGCCCCCAGCTTCTTTCTGCAACTGCTGCACGCGATCACGCAGCTTCGAACCCTTCTTGTACTTGAACAAGATCTCGTCCGGAGCAATCCGCACCTCGTTGTTGCGGATATAGCTGACAAGCTGCTCGGCGTTGACCATGTTAATCGACGACGCGAGACGCGTCAGCACGCGGTCGTCTGTCAGCGGGATCCCAGCCTCCTCGAGGTTGTGGAGGTCCAGTGACACGGTCTGCCATGTGGCAGGGCATGCGAACTGCTTGTTACCGTCTCTGTCCTTGATCGTGTAGAGCATCTGGGGCGTCGTGTTCAAGAACTTGATCACCCACGGATGACACGGCTTTGCCACGCCGTCGCTGTAGTGGAAGCTATCCGTCTGAGCGTGCTTCTTCCAGGCACCGAATTCGTTGTAGACGTAGAGCTTCTTGACGCGACGATTGATCGCATGGTTGCCCTCGATCTTCGTCACGTTGTAGCCCGACGTCGACGGATTCATGCCGATGACGACCAGGCAGTCGTCCGGCAGCTTGTAGCCGTACATGCCGCGGTCCTCGAGCATCTTGAAGACCAGTGCGATGGCGTGTGGCTGACCCTGGTTGAACTCGTCAAAGAACAGGATCGCCTTCTCGCCCTCGCGCGGGAAGTCGTCCGGCACCGCGATCTTGAAGTGACCGGACTCATCCGCACGCTGCGGAACGCCGGCGCCGATGTGTGTCAGCTGAGCCGTGCGAACGTCGACCACACGTCGCCCGTGCTTACGCGCGATGCCGTGGATACCCTGCGACTTACCCTCGCCCGCCTCGGAGATGAGGCACCAGACGCCGCGCGTCTGATTCTGTGTGAGCGACAACTCGATCTGCCACAGGGCTTCCGTCAAGCTCACACGTGGGATACCGTACTTGTCCCAGTAGGTTTCGGTCATGGTCTGCGTGGCGTTGGTGTTCGACATAACAGTCTTCCTTGTTGGTGTTATTGATGGCTGACACGATGCTTCTATCCGACGTCGCCCAGAAACTTCTCTGGCTGGACGGCGCTCCATTTTCTCTCGCGGACTATCCGATGTACAAGGCCATCTACGACGGCCGGTACAAATCGACTCTTCTCATGTGTGGTCGCCAGGTAGCTAAGAGCACCTCGCTGGCCAACTTCATCATCACGGAGAGCGTCGCTATTCCCTTCTTCAAGGAATACTACCTCTCCCCGTCAAAAGAACAGACGCTGATCTTTTCGAATACGCGCTTGGGTAAGACGCTGTCTTACTCTCCTTTGATCAAGAAGTATTTCCAGTCGCCCGAACACGCAGACCGCGTGCTCCACAGGTCTTATACCAACGGATCTGAGAATGCTTTTACTTACGCGTGCGAAGACGCCGATCGCGCGCGTGGCTTCTCTGCGGATCGCGTACTGTACGACGAGTTCCAGGACATGCTGTACGACGCGGTAGTTCCCGTCGTCAACGCGTGTATGAAGAACTCGAACTACCGATTCGAGACTTACGCCGGCACTCCAAAGACCATGGAGGCGTCGATCCAGTACCTCTGGGACAAGTCCACCCAGAGCGAGTGGGTCATGAAGTGCGACGGCTGTAGCAAGTACAGCTTCGTCGTCTCGGAGAATTCACTCGGTAAACACGGACCAATCTGTCTCAACTGCGGCAAGGTTCTGGACACCCGCGCAGGTGTGTGGGTCGACATGCGCCGCGCCGCTCCAGGCGAGCAGATCATCAAAGGCTTCCACATCCCGCAACCCATCATGCCGGCGAACATCCCGAGGTGTAACCCCGGTAAGGAAGAAGCCGCCCAGTCACGCTGGGACGACATCCTCCGTGACCGAGAGATGCACTCACCGGCGAAGTTCCGTAACGAAGTGCTAGGCGTGTCCGACGCGGTCGGTAAGCGCCTTATCTCGCTAGAAGAGCTTCAGCGCCTCTGTGTCGGCCCAGGTATCTACCCGGAGCCCCGGCACGGCCCTCAGGGCAATATGGACGGCGTAGCCATGACGGTAGCCGGTGTCGACTGGTCCGGTGGCGGAACCTCCGGCACGTCACGCACGGTTCTTTGGGTCTGGGGCTTCCTCCCGCAGTACCAGAAGATCCGTACGCTCTACTACCGCGTCTACCCTGGCAACAACGCAGTCGTCGACGTCAAAGACGTCATCGACGTGTGCCAGCGTTATAGCGTAGGCATGGTCGTAGGCGATGCGGGCGAAGGCGCACTCCCGAACTCAATGCTGCGGGAGTCGCTGGGTACGCATCGCGTTATGGCTGTGCAGTACGGGGCGTTTGCCAAAGCGCTTAGCTGGAACGGCAGCGACCGGTACCACATCGACCGTACTACGATGATCGACAACTACATGATGTACCTGAAGCGAGAGGCTGCGGTGTACCCACCCTACGAACAGACGCAGACGCCGATCCAGGACATCCTCAACGTGTATGAAGAAGTCACCACGTCAGGCAAAAAAGTCTGGCGTCACTCACCGCAGCTACCCGACGACTGCCTACACGCGCAGTTGTTCGGGTGGCTTGCGTTGAAGATTGTAACGACAGACCTCAAATTCTATCAGTAGAGCGCACTACTTTGTTTCACGGGTGGATGACATCCGCACGCGAAAGTCTTCGGATTTCACCCGTCAGTGCCGTCAGCGGCACTCACTACCGCCATCTTAAGTCCGAAGGACTAAGGTAGTTACTGGCGTTACGCCAGTCTCATTTCGATGAGCTAGTGCGTTCTTTCCCGTGTCTGCCTTACTTTGTTGGGGAGAACTTCCCGAGTTCCTCGAGATTTGGTCGAGCCCAGTCCCTAGGCCCGCTTTGG